TCTGACGGTCAATATCAGCATTTAGGCCCAAAGGGTTTGATGTCATTTAATGGTCCCGGTGATAGCGGTCCGGGCGACGACGGCAGTGATCCAAATGATCCAGGAGATCCCGGCGGTGGCATGAGCGAACCCGTGGAAGACTTAGAACCAGAAGTAGTAGAAGAGGAAAAGCCAACAGATCCCTATGAAGGCTACACCTATGTTAAAGGTATTGGGTACGTACCAACATCACGTAGGGCGAAATCTCTTGAGTCGGCTTCATTAAATTTATCATCTATTTTTACACCCGGTTTTCTAAGGAATATCGGAATTATGAGTGACCCTAACGAAGAACTATAGGGTCAAATCTGAGGGCTACCCTATACCCCTCTCGTGGTGAGAGGCTACTAGAGGCCCCCAAATGGAGACTACCATGTCTGTGGTTGCAGAAGTAGAAGAAAATAACTATACTACTATGAAGTACCGGAACAACCGGGCAGAACAAGACGAACGAAAACTAGCAGAACTAGAAGCAGAACGAAACAAATCCCCTGAACAACGCGCTGAGGAAGACGAGGATGCTAACCTTGATGTGGAAGAAGATACATTTAAGAAGCGTTATGGAGACCTTCGACGCCATATGCAGCGAACTCAGGAGGAAAACAATCGCCAACTACGATCACTACAAGAACAAGTTGAGTCTCTTACTAAGAAGCAAGTTAAACTTCCTAAGTCTGACCAGGAACTTGATGCGTGGGCTAAGAAGTACCCAGACGTTGCTAAGATCGTTGAGACTATCGCCACTAAGAAGGCTATGGAAGCGCGTGGCGAAGTAGATCAGCGACTAAAACGAGTTGAGGAACTAGAGACCAAGATTGCGCGGGAGAAGGCCGAGAAAGAACTGGCCCGACTTCATCCAGACTTTGATGAACTACGCCAGGACAAAGCTTTCCATGAATGGGTTGGTCAACAGCCTAAGTGGATTCAAAGCGCACTGTATGATAATGATACTGATTTCTTAGGTGCTTCCAAGGCTATTGACCTGTATAAAGCAGAGAATGGCCGTAAGAAGCGTACCAAGGATACAGACGCAGCCCGGTCAGTACCGACCCGGAACCGCCGAGAAGATCTAAGTGATGGCAAAGTTACTTGGTCAGAGTCGCGGGTTAAGCGTCTTACAGCCCAAGAATACGAAAAGTTTGATAAGGATATCGAGAACGCTATTCGTTCTGGTAACTTTGAGTATGATATTTCTGGTGGTGCTAGGTAATTTTTTACTTGACACCATTTTAGAACTAGACTATAATAGTGCATATTAATACTAAAGCGCCTCCCAAGGTTGGGACTACCGCTTACAATACGACAGCGGCTAACCTTCGCTTTCAACTACCTGATAAACTAGGCCGGTTTAATTTCCCACCCTATCCTTTGTCAGCCTTGAATGACCGACGTTAGCTCTTTTCCGCACTTTTTGAAAGGAGAAAACTCATGGCATTTAGGAGTGCGGCAGGATATGGTAACCTTCCTAATGGTAACTTTAGTCCAGTTATCTATTCTAAGAAGGTACAAACTGCCTTTCGGAAAACCTCAGTAGTTGAGGATATTACTAACAGTGACTATTTTGGCGAGATCTCCAACTTTGGTGATTCCGTAAAAATTATTAAGGAACCAGAAATCACGGTTCAGCCATATTCTCGTGGTACACAGGTTGTCCCACAGGATCTGGATGACGAAGATTTCACTCTTGTTATCGATCAGGCACACTACTTCTCGTTCAAGATCGGTGACATTGAAGAAGCTCACTCTCATGTGAACTTCGAATCTCTTGCTACTGATCGCGCCGGTTATCGCCTTCGTGACCAGTTTGACCAGGAGATCTTCGGTTACATGTCAGGTTACAAGCAGGCCGCTCTACACGCCAATGCTGGTAACGCCCGTGTTGCCGCTGACAAGTCCGGTACTGATCCAGTGTCTGCCGATGCTGATGGTCTTCTTGCTTCCATGAAGCTCGACCTTAGCGACTTCGGTGGTACCGCTGTTTCCATCCCAGTCGGTCAGAACACCAGTGCTATCTCGCCACTGGCTGTTATCAATCGTATGGCTCGTAAACTAGACCAGCAGAACGTTGATCGTGACGGTCGTTGGCTAGTTGTCGATCCGGTCTTTGCCGAGCAGCTTAATGACGAAAACTCAAAGCTCCTAAGCAATGACTTTGCCGGTCGTCAGGATGCCGGTGATATCCTCCGTAACGGTCGTGTTGTCGATGGCATGGTTCGCGGTTTCCGCATCTACATGTCCAACAACCTACCGATCATCGGTACTGGTCCGGGTACTGTTGCTACCGGTGGTTCGTCCAGCAACTTCGGTGTTATCATCGCTGGTCACGACTCTGCCGTTGCAACCGCTTCTCAGATTGAGAAGACCGAGACTTTCCGCGACCCAGACAGCTTTGCTGACATCGTTCGTGGTCTGCACCTTTATGGCCGTAAGCTGCTTCGCCCAGAGGCAATCACTCGCGCCACTTATAACGTGTACGAATAAGGGAGGTATGAATCATGGCTTATGATCTAACTAATGGTTCCACTACCAACCACATGGCACGTTCTGGTGCTAACGTACCCTACACCGTAGAGAAGACTGTCTCTATGGCTGACGCAACCACTGCCAAGGGTTCTGCCCTTGCTAACGCTGATGTTCTAGAGGTTATCCCGGTTCCGGCTAACACTCTAGTTCATGGCGCGGTTGCTTATGTCGAGACTGTTGATTCCTCGACCGCAGCCACTTTTGATATCGACGTTGCCGCTGGTGACGACTTTATCGATGGCGGTGACTTCAACACTGTCGGCTGGGCCGCTGCCGGTTCAAACGGTCTGCTCCCATTCGGTGTTAACTCTGTTATTGTCGCTTCGGCTGACACCATTGACGTAAAGCTAAACGTTGCTGGTTCTGTCGTACCGGCTGACGGCGTTATCCGTGTTGTTGCTTACATGTCTGACCTTGCCGAGATCCCTGGTCCGGCTGAGGTTGGTCGCGACTTCGCCTAACAAACTTGGGGAGATCCTTCGGGGTCTCCCCTTGACTACTTGGGGGTTGCATGGTACAATTACATTGTTCAGTTTCAGAAGATACTCTCAAGTCTAACTACGAGATTAACAAGAATCGAGACCTACCATCTCTCTCTAAACTAAAGCACAGCCCACATAAACGTAGCGAAGAAATTAATATCTGTGCTGCCGGTCCAAGCATTAGACAGTTTGAGAAGTTCCTTCGTATTTCAAAGAACGATGTATTCGCATCTAAGACTGTTGATTATCTAACTTCTATTGGGTGCAATCCTAGATACAGCGTATCTATTGATCCTAGAGAGTCTGGCGATAAAGCCCAGCTAAACAAAAAAACCAACTACATTATTTCCTCTCAGTGTGATCCTAGTCTCTTTGACGCTCTACAGAACTACAAGACATATATGATAGATACTGTCACTTCCAAGACGTGGCAACCTTCTGATAAATGTATGTCTGCCGGATCTAACTCCACAGTTCACGCTATTCTGTTATCTGTCTGGCTTGGATACAACAAGATAAACCTATTCGGATTTGATTGCGGTTATAACAAAGTAGTAAACGATTACCGAGTCAACCGAGAAAACAAACACGACGAAACCCATAAAGAAGTAACCGTATCCTGCCCTATCACGAATAACCTGTACTATACCACAACTGAATATATCGGTATGGCAGAAGAAGCAATGAAGATTATTCAGATACTACATACTCAAAAAGGTATCAGGTTTAATCTATACGGTGACACATTACTAAAGTGTTTGATTCAAAACAATATCAATAAACATTCCTATTCTTTGCAGGACGATTTCCCTGTTAGATGGTTAAAGGCTGCTTAAATGGCAACAACTTTCCTAACCCTGGTTAATGATACTCTAAAGCGGTTGAATGAAGTCCAACTTACATCGGACGAATTTCCAACCGCTATTGGTTTTCATGCCTCGGTTAAGGATGCAGTTAATATTGCACTTGATGAAATCGGTCAGGAACAGTTTGGGTTTCCGTTTAACCACCAGACCGG